TCATCATATTGCTGCTATTAGAAATGTAAAAGGCGATCATGAGTATAAACATATTGATCATGATACTTATAAAAGTATAACACATCATCAAACAAATGTTGAAAATCTAGAAGAAAAAATGGTTACTAATACTCATACTCCGAAAGATGTGAAAAATTTGAAAAAACATAGAATAGAGCTTAATAAGCATCATTTTGATTTAGGTCATAACAATGATGCTGGTCCATTAAAAGTTCGTAAGGCTGCACATACGGTATCTATAAAAGTTCCTAAAGATTCTCATGGAATGTATGCAAGCAATTATTCTAATCATATGCATGAAATGGAGTTTGTTCTTCCTAGAGATTCTAAAATTAAAATTGAAAAAAATCCTACTTATACTCATACATCACATAAATCATATGCCAATTGGCATGGAACATTAGTTCACGATGGAACTAAAAACGTTTAAACTGTTGATAATTTGAATAACCTATAGTATAATACGAAAATAATCAATTATATTGGAGGTTATTTTTATGAGTTTAATGACCAAATTGAAGAAAATTTCTACGATTAAAGGGGCAGATTCTTTAGATAAATCATCTGTTTATAATGAAAAAGATATGGTATCGACAGATGTTCCTGCTATTAATATTGCTCTTGCTGGTTCATTAAATGGTGGGTTGACTCCAGGATTATTACAGATTGCCGGTCCTTCTAAACATTTTAAATCTGCCTTTTGTCTTTTGATTGCATCCGCCTATTTGAAAAAATATCAAGATGCAGTCATTCTTTTTTACGATAGCGAATTTGGCACTCCTGAATCATATTTCACGTCCTTTGGTATTCCTAAAGATAGAGTGATGCATACTCCTATTACTGACATTGAAGAATTCAAACATGATATTATGACACAATTGAATGGAATAGATAAAGGGGATAAGGTCTGTATAGTAGTAGATTCTATAGGAAACTTGGCCTCCAAAAAAGAGACGGATGATGCATTATCGGGAAATTCTGCTGCTGATATGACAAGAGCTAAAACCCTTAAATCATTAGGGCGTCTGATCACTCCCCATCTTACTCTAAAAGATATTCCTATGATTATTGTCAATCATACCTATAAGACTATGGAACTTTATGCTAAAGACGTAGTAGGAGGGGGACAGGGACTATATCTTTCGTCTGATAATATTTGGATTGTAGGAAGGAGACAAGACAAAGAAAAGGGCGAAAATGACATTAAAGGATATGATTTTATCATTAATATAGAAAAATCTAGACATGTCCGAGAAAAGACTAAGATTCCTATATCGGTATCATATGAAGGTGGTATTAATAAATGGTCTGGATTATTTGACATTGCGTTGAAGGGAAAATTCATAGAATTAGCTACGCAGGGATGGTATGTGGCTCCTGGATATGAAAAAAATGTAAGACGATCTGATATAGAATATTCGTCAGAATTTTGGAATAAAATGATTAAAGACTCAAAATTTGATGACTATATCAAAGGGGTATATAGATTTGGAACCATTATGATGGCCGAAGATGAATAAATGGCTTGACGAATTGTATACAATCAAATACTATGAGGATGAAATTAGACTTCATCCTTCAAACTGTCTAATACCAGAATTATGCAAATGTTCTGACACTAAATGTGCCTATACAGCGGATGAAGCTAAAACTTTACTGATAAAATATTATCAAAAAAGAATTGATACTCTTGAAAATCTTACTACAGAAGAATTTCTACTAGATCAAGGTTTTTATTTCTAACAAATAGGATATCGCGTGAGCACAGAATATTTAATTCTGAGCCAATTGGTCCATAATGATCAATATGGCTCGAAAGTTATACCCTTTCTAAAAGAAGAATATTTTAATGAAAAAAGTTATAAAACAATTTTTTCATTAATTAAAAATTTCGTGAACAAGTATTCAGCCTTTCCAACTAAAGAGACACTTTTCATTGAATTAGACACTTTAGACACTCTAGATGAAAGATTATACAAAGAATCACAAGAATTGATTTCTAATCTTGTGGCGGAAGATTCTAAATTAGAGTGGTTGTTAGACACGACAGAGAAGTTTTGTCAAGATAAATCTATATACAACGCTATATATGAATCTATTAAAATTCTAGAGGACAAAGAGGGGAAGTCATATAAGGGTTCTATTCCTAAGTTATTACAGGATGCATTAGCAGTAACATTTGACAGTAATATCGGACATGATTTCATTGATGACTGGGAATCACGATATGATTATTATCACACTGATTTGAACAGAATTCCATTTGACATTAAATTAATGAACGATATTACGGGTGGTGGAGTACCTAATAAGACTCTCAGTGTTATTTTAGCCGGAACAAATGTAGGTAAAACTGCTTTTATGACCCATTGTGCGGGCAATAATTTGAGGGATGGTTATAACGTACTTTATATTACATTAGAAATGCGTGAAGAAGAAATTTCAAAAAGAATAGATGCCAATCTTCTAGATATTACTATGAATACCTTGAAAGAATTGAGTAAAGAGGTTTATGAAAAGAAAATTGACAGAATTCGTTCCACGACTAAAGGTAAATTAATTGTAAAGGAATACCCTACGGCATCGGCATCAGTAGGCAATTTTAGACATTTACTTAATGAACTACGTCTTAAAAAGAATTTTTCTCCTGACATAATTTACATTGATTATATTAATATATGTGCTTCTAGTAGAATAAAGCATGGTAATAGAGGGGGATCATACGAATATATCAAAGCGGTAGCAGAAGAAATTCGAGGATTGTCGGGAGAATTTGATTTACCTATTATTACTGCGACCCAAGTAAATCGAAGCGGGTTCACGTCTTCTGATATTGGATTGGAAGATACGGCAGAATCCTTTGGATTACCTGCTACGGCTGATTTGATGATAGCACTAATATCTACAGAAGAATTAGAAGATATGAACCAATTAATGGTGAAACAGTTGAAAAATAGACTATCTGATAAGTCACAGAATAAAAAATTCATGATCGGAATAGATAGATCAAAAATGAGATTCTTTGATGTAGATGATTCGGCACAAGATGACTTGTTAGATGGCCCTAGCCCATTTGATAATAGTAGCTTTGGAGATGCAGATAATGAACGAAGTAAACCAAAATCCAAATTTAAATTTGATGGGTTCCAATAATTACGACCCAAGGTTGAACAGAATTCTTATTCACTACATGGAGTTGAAATCCTTACGTGAAAAAATATCTTATGAAGATCGCTTTACATTTGTCTTTAAACAGGGTATTATTGATAGCATCTCGAATGAAATGAACAGTATCCTACAGGATGTCAATCATAGCCTGTTACATCTCAACAAAATAGATGGAGCTTCCAGTCATGACCCTTCCTAAACATCCAGTGCAACCTTTGATCTATGATAAAGATGGAATTCTGAGATTTAAAGAGAACACTGTTGTTCGCTATTTACTAGATCATGGAAACATTGATCTGAATATGATTGCTAAATTGAATTTCTCCCAAGAAGATAGAGAACAGTTTGCACAACTTATTGGTTATAGTTTAAATGGTGCATCAACTTTGAGTTATATGTCTGAGGATACATTAAATAGAGTTGACGTTCCACCTAAACGGACTAAGAAACCTACAAAAACTAAAAAACAAAAATCCAATGCGTTTTTGGGACATGTCCCAAATTTTATGATCGGCAAGTAAGCATGAATTAAAAATATAAGCTTCCTGAATATTATAAATAAATAAGAACTTTGCTTTATTCAGGAAGCTTATATTTTATGACAAAAAAAGACAACAAACAAGTAAATATTAAGATAAATGGTCCTAAATCGAAACAAGTAGTAGATTTTAGTCCTACTACGGATGATAAAGATGTAGGGCCTAAGTATGTAGGGCAAACTCCTTCTGCTTCCACATTATCTCCAAAATCATCTTTTAAGAATCGGGATTTACCCGTGGTTGAGACTGTATTGTCTATTACGAATAGACGTAAACGGTCTAATCAGATGAAGCGGCTATCATCTAAACTGACTCGTCTGCGAGCAGTAAGCCGTAATCAATTTGCACCAGAAAAACGATTGAAGCGTCGGGCTCAGAAAATGATCCGACGATTTTTGCGCACTAGATTTGCGGGAAATCGGGGAGCAAATTATAGTAATTTATCTCCATCTGAAAAAATAGCTATTGATAAAATGATTGATCAAAATAGCAAGACGTTGGGTAAACGTCTCGTAGGTCGATTTATGCCAATAGCTAGAAAAGCAGAATCATTACGTCTACAGGGCGTGAGAACTCATTCTGCGCCTAAACAAATCAATAAAGCTGGTGGCTTAGGATTAATGCCTAGACCAAAATTAGATATGGCATCATTCGAAGAAATTCGAAATGATATCATAGCGGAATCTATTGGACTATGCATATTAGAAGGCAATACAGAACGTCTAGATAAATTGCTCTACTCAGGATTGGCTGATAAGAACAGTATATCTCAATATAAAAAAGCCCTCTCTAATCTTGAATACAGTAAAAGAAATTCCATCCTTAGAGATAAAGCATTCGATGTTCTCAATAAATTAATAGACGTAGTAACTGATGACACGTCAATTTATTACAAAGTCAAAAACAAAATACAAAAAGATTACGAATTTAATAAAAGAACTATTAAGGAATCAAACCATATGAAAAGCCATTCTGACATTGTAAAAAAGATTTTAAAGAAATATAGAAATAAGCTTAATGAAAATTCTCCTATTGATTTATCTAAAAAACGAGATGAAAAGAATATACAAAAATTTCATAAATCTTTAACAACTAGTTTAGGGGATGAAGTCAAGAAAAAATTAGATTTGATAAAATCATATAAAGAAGCCGGAAAATTTGAATTCGATGTTGGAGATAGATTTCATACCCCAAATACTATTAAAAGGAATGAACCTCCCTATAAAGTAATAGGACATTTTGTAAATCATAAGTTAGTTGCACGTAGAAATGCGCATATTCCTACGCCTATGAGACATGGTTATTATGTGTCTAGAAAATTGAGTGGGGGGGAAGAACAGACTATGTTATATGCACATGATGGAGTAACTGATCATTCTAAAATTTTCAAAAAAATTGAAGGTATTAAATCTGTTAAAGGCGGGAATGATTAATAATGGCAAAAAAGCAAGAGATTTCTCCTAGTTTAAAAAATCCATCCGCGCATCCATCTCATGTCGCGGCTAAGAATATTCGTTCTTTAATGGATAAAAATTCATCTTCTAAAGGTAAAGAGTCTGAAAAAAAGGATAAATTGCCTGAGAAGAAAGAATCTGTTGTCAATAAATTGAAGAAGAAATCGTCTAATAAGCCTAAATTTAGATTCAAAAATCATCCTAAAAGGGGGATTAGTTTCGAGGTTCATGAGGATATTAGTATTGAAAATATGATTAAATTGGCTCGTGATAGACAAAGAGACTCTAATAAGAGTAAACAGGGGTTTCCTAAAATTCCGGGTCGGGTAGCTCCTATTGCTCGTGATATGGAACATACTCCTGAACAGAAAAGAGCTAGGCGTATTGATCGAGAAAAAGAATTCGGTCGTTTATCAGAAGGAACTAGTGGAGTGTCCACTATGGATGCTTCCCCTAGAGTATCCACAAAAAGAGTAACATCTACTAAAATGGGTGGTACTAGGACGACAAAAACTATTATTCGTAGAACTTTAAAAAGACCTAGTGCAGCCACTACAAATGATGACGGTATAATTCCTGCCAAGAAAATTTCGGGTGGCAATGGCGAAATTGCCAAAAGATTAAATGAAAAATGGGCGACTGATAGATCAGATACTAGGATTCATGGTAAAAAAACATATGCTTCTAATATGACTAAAATAGATGGTCATGATGTTAGAGTAGATTTTAGTGGAAATGATAAAGGTGAATATGTAGCTAATTACATGGTAAATGGTTCATATTTCAAAGAAAAACCAATTGAAAAACATATAGGCAAACAAATTATTTCACATGTCGGAAAATCTATTAACACATTTGTTCGCCATATGAAGCCCAAATCTCTTACAATGTCTAGTAAATTCGACAGAAACATAGGATTGCATGATCATCTATCTAAAAGATTGGCTAGAAGATTTGATGGAACTATAGAACGTAAAGAAGGACCAGAATTAACCCATCATACTGTAAAATTTAAAAACAGGGTATAATTGACAAGAAAACAATAGAAAACCATAAACATAAATAATAATAAACCTAATTTTCAGGGAGACTTTCTAATGGCCCAATGGGGAAAAAACGATCAAGCAAACAATTCACCAATTTTTGCTCCGGCTCAATTTAATTTAACACCGAATACTGCAAATAGAGATGCATTATTTGGTAATACGTCTGCAAATTCCGTAGGGACGGGTGAAATTGTTGGTGTATTTGGTATATCTGCTGATGAAATGGGCGCAGGTGGAAATCCTGGGACTGTTTATTCGGTATCTATGACCAATCCAGGGACGGGATATACTTCTATCCCGACGGTTGCTTTTGCTAATGGTGGCATCGCTAATGCGGAGCCTGCTGTCAATGCAACTGGTACGGCTCTTATGCGATTAATATCGGTAACTGTCGGTCATGGTGGAAATAATTATGCTCCGGGCGATGTTCTGACACTTACTGGCGGAACCGCTTCGGTTAATGCAACATTAAATGTAGTAACAACAGAAATTCGTTCTGCAACGGTCAATGCGGCCGGTTCGGGGTACACTAACGGAGATATCATAACTTTAACCCAAGGCACGGGAACTGCGGCTAATGCCGCAGTAACAACGAATGGTACAGGCAATGTAGCTTCTGTTACATTATCAAACAATGGTGTGTATACTGTAAATCCTACGAGTTTAGCATCTGCTCCTACGACTAATAGTTCGGGGACGGGGGTTGGTTTGACTCTAGTATTAGTTCCAAAAATCTTATCTGTAGCTATTACTAATACAGGTGTTTACTCAGTAATTCCAACACCATTGACCAACAATCCTTCTATTAATGCTACTGGCGTTGGTGTTTCTGCCAATATCAATTTAGTGTTAGGTGTTGCGAATGTCGTCGTATCTAATACTGGTTCTGGATATGTAACGGCTCCTGCCGTGTCATTTTCAGGCGGGGGTGGTTCTGCTGCTGCCGCGACCGCTGTAATTTATACAGAAGGAAGCTCAAATGTAGGTAAAGATATTACTCATAGTGGATGGGTAGTTCGTAAAGTTGGAACGGGTGGACGTGCCGGAAGAATTCAATACGAAACACTAGTAGCAGGTGGAATTGCAACTGATGCTTCTGACGATACACTATTTCCTGATGCTTGAAAGGATTAGGGAATAATTGACATGCTTTCTTTCTCAGAGTTCATTGATAATCTTTTGACGGAACAATTGATCTTAGAATCTAGAATTACTAAGATCAAAGAATTAATGAAAGATAAATTGAACACTGATCATGATTCTTTAGCTACTCATAAAGACTCAGATTCTA